CGTGCCGCGAGGGTGGTAGGGTACTAGCAACTGGGCAATCCCAGCGCGAAGTTATCCTACGCTTCGTTATATACCGTACTTGCCTTTGCCTAAGGCTTATACGATAACCCTTAACAGAACCAAAGAGGAAGGAGAGCCATAACCCCAAAGGATTATAACCCCGATCTACCTCACCTTCACCACCCACGACGCGGAAGTCCTCTACCATGAGGCTTTTCGCGCAAGCTGCACTGTACGAGTATTGTACAATGCCGTGGTGCCGTATTTTAATCCCACGTGCCTTGTCAAGGGGCACATGGATTCCGGCGTCATCGTTCTCGTCAGGTGGTACCCAGTTAAGCCGTTTAAAACGACCCCCCGCGGTGTGTACTAAATATCGTACAGTTGCCGTAAGGTGGATACCAGTGACGGAAGACCAGCGGTTTAGGCCGTTGATTGTAACGTAAAAGTCCTGTGCGGATAGCAATTTTCTCACGAAAATTCCGCGACAAGACTCACGGAACGGTCCCTCAACGAAGGACTTGCTCTGATTTACGGTACACCCGATCAAACCAAGCAAACGCTCAGTCAACCGAGTGGCTTCACGACGTACGATGATATCATCACCGAACACCGCAAAGTTCCGAGAATCAGCCGGTCCCCATTTCCTCAGTTTCAACCCGAGGTAGTGGTACACCGTTGCAACAACTGACGAGAAAATGATCGTCTGTAGTGGGAACGTAAAACCGTTCCCCATTGTCGACATCATTTCCAACCTGACAACCTTACCGTTAGGTAAGGTTACTGTCGGGCTTCGGAGCAGATTTAAAATGCTCAAAAGCGGCTTAGGCAATATTTCTGCCATCAGACCTAAGGACAGTGAGTCAGAGGCACTTTCCAAGTCTATTGTGGAATAAAGATCCCATTCAGACCCAGTCTGCGCCATGGCACGGTTAACATCCTGTTGATTAGACAGGTCAATCCCAAAGAACTCTTTTAATCGAGCCTGAAGGATCCGTCCAACGCCGAGCTGACACCACATGTTAAGGGTGGGCTCTTTGCTGATACACCGTGCGACAGTTACGTTCTTATTCACGAAGCATAACTTGTTACCTGCCACGATACGGGGAGAGTGCGCTTGGACACAGCATTTTACTGCATCTGCCCAGCGTTCGTCCATCGATACCGTCTTCATCCATGTATATAGGATGTCGTCTCTCGTTGCCGATAACGGTGAGTCCCACAACTTCGTGTAGAAGTCGGATCCTCGGGCACAAACGTTCGCCCCAGGACCAACTCCCCCCATAGAAATAACTTCTAGGAGAGAATCAAACAGAGAATCACCATCTCGATACCAGAACTGATATAGGGTAGCTTTTAAGCCACCAATCAACTCTTCATCGACTCGGTCCCGACATTCGAGCTTCCACTCTCCACTCCTGGAGTTTATGGATAAGAACTTATCCAAGGCTGCCTGGCAGGCAGCACTCGACGGGTTCTCAGATTCGTTGAATTTCTTCAACAAACTCTGCCCAAGCGCGTAACATTGCGCTTGTTTTACCGAAATGTCAGGCCACATGGGTTTGCCAGCAGACATAGCGTCCAACTGGTAGGGATCCAAGTAGTTTGAAAGATCGTAACGCAGTTTGGAATAAAGAGCATCGGTCCGACTAGACACAGTACCTTCTCCTTTGTCAACAATTGCAACCACAGGATGTGGTTGACATAGTCAGCGTCCTTTACAGGATACCACTGACTTCGGTGTCTCCCAACCCGGCAGAGATCTGCCAGAGGGCACCGATACCAGCACTAAGCATAGCCCGAATTTCTGCGGGGTTAGCCGTGTCGGTTCCCGCGGGAACATCCATCGTCATCGTGGCCATCGCAATCTGCGGTGACTGTCCGGCAAGAGGCACTGCCCCTTTCCGAACGATAACTTTGTAAGTGTTCTTTGGGATATTGCTGACAACACCAGTTACCGGATTCGGCTGGCCAAGATTCCTAAGAACCTTGGGGCGGAACACGGAGATGGTGAAAGGAGAGGACACCGAATGTGCGGTTACGCCGGTTTGTGTACCGCCTAAAGCGGTTACAGCCCATTGTTTACCGTTAACATCAGGTGCAATGTCCGTCGTTAGCGTGTACGTAGGGCTGGTAAAGCCTGTCTGTGCACCGCCGGTGACCGGGGACGTAAGTGAAACGCTCATGTGAGCTTACCTCAGAAGGAGAAACGATGAAATAAATGACCTACCAGCCGTTGGGGCTCCTCTTTCGAGGATTAGCAACGTGTCCCCCCTTTAAAAATGAGGGACGTGTTTTCATAGCAGCCAGAGCCGCGATATTGAGCCATCGGGTAGAACCTAACCCGGGGATCTTTACCATGAACCCTGTCTCCCAAGAACTGCTGATAGGAACTCGACTCACGTCGTATCGTTGAGACAACGCTTGGCCTCCATAAGCTCGAATCGACTTGTATGTCGTCGAGACAGCGGAGCCAGGGATGATGTCGCTCACCCGCATGGTACGGCTACTTCTTGTAGTCCGATTCATCCACGCAAAGTTAATAAACCTCATCTGCCATGCGTCAAGCACGTCGCTGATATTGATAAAATAATCAGCCATAAAGGACCACGGGATTAACTCCCACGCTGTCGGGAGGACGTCTATAACGCCCACACCGAACATCGATGGAAGTGGCATCTCGTGCGACGGGTTATCATTCCGCCACGCCCCTCGGATGATTACATCCGCGGTATCATAAGTTGTCGAATAAACGGAGGCATAACTAGTCCCCGACGGCAACCCATCACCTGGAGTATAAACACCCAGACCAGTAGAAACCTGATCTTCCGCATGTCCCGTACCAATGAGTCGGACGATATCAAAACATCGTCCTGACGCCATAGCACGAAACGCACGGGAAGCGTCGTCCAGGTCTTGAATGTTGGCACGATGGCCATAAACCC